AATGATATAAACCAATCTGGGCTGGGAATAGTTAAACAATCCACCACTCGACGCAATGATTCCAGTATAATATCAGAAGTAGCAAACATCATCCAATCATTCTTTTCCAGAGTGAATAATACCCTAGGACAATTGATAAATCTTAATCAATTGATGAGTGATATTCTCGCCGTAGATGGTGTGAAACAAATATACACTATAAGATTGGATGGGACTACTACCGTAGAAGGAATACAATTAGCCATGTTTAATCCGATATACAACAAACACATAACTGTTATATCGGGTAATAGACAATTGGATGATTTTCAGTATCCATATTTGTATACCAGTGATATAATCAACAAGATTAAAGTTATCAGATAATGGCACTATGTAACACAGGCATCATAAATAATTATTAATGCCTTCTATAGTATTAACGCGTCATGCACAGCCATTGCCAGCCAATGAGCAGAATTATCTAGATACCAATAAACCATTGGATTATAGAGCATGGCTTAATTTCAACAAAGGTATAAATTCCAATGATGCAGAACAACAATATCAACAATACCTACTAAGATGGGCAAATAATAAATCACAAGTATCAACCGTTGCACTCAATACCATCAAAGCTGATTATATTGCACTGTTGAAGAAGTTACAAGTGCTGTTTCAGAATGATGAAGAGTTTACAAGAATAGCAGCTATTGACTTCGATGATCCATTACAGGTGCAACTATCCATTCCATTGTTTGCATCTAAACTTAAAGATATTGCATTGTACTATGCTAGTAAACGGGAATATCTCAAAAAAGCTAAAATCCGTTATACGAATATTGGATCATTCACGGGTTTGGAAAGAGCATTATATAATACGATCTTGTCTGAATTTGCGGGATCAGATGCGACACCATACCCTTATAAATTCAGTTCTCCAACCACCTATATAACATTATCAGCCATTTCTAATAATTTTCAAATAGAAGTACAAGAAATTGCGGACATGCATAATTATTATGCGGATACTACTCCTCAACCATTGGCATCCGATAATCCTTTAACCTTTGTTCTAGATGAGTATCTGTTGTCTTTATATGGCACAGCAGATACTGCCTCTATCCCCTTATCAGCTTTTTCTAACCCTATTGATATAGACATTGACAGTAGATTGAATGCTAATATAGCATCTAGATTAACCGAAAAGTATTTAGGAACCTCTGTATATTATATGACTGGAGGAATATACGAGTATCCTATTGTTCCGGTGGATATTGATTTATTACAAGGTAACACCTTTTTTTACTGGTTTTCAGGTAAGAATGTATCAGAGATACCAGAAGGTATATATAAAGATATTCCAATCAACGAATTAGATTGGACTTATGCAACTGGTGCATCTGCTCTGAACTTAGCAGATGTTATATTCACTACTGCGGGAAACGTGGAGACTAAAGGCGCATGGTTATCAGATACCTCATCTATATTAGTATCAGATACTATGTCTGCAACCATGAAGGATAATACGGAATTTATATTCGCATATCCAGGCAAGGGGTATATAGATGATTCTAATCAATGGATTGGCCCATTCACATCAGATAAACCCACTGATGATCTATTTTCTAATGCGGGAGATAATAAACTCATAGCGATCAATTATTGGAATACTGTTCCTGATATATCATCTGTGCAACCTATTCTACTACAGAATACCTCCTTGATATCAGACGGTGCCCGAGTATCTAATCGATTCCAATATGCAGATAAGTTGTATAAAAACAATGAAGAAGTATCCTGGGCATATAATTTTCCCCATACTCAACTACCCATCAAAACTGGGTCTTCCAATTTATATTATCCGCTAACAGCCTATAAAAACATTGATGATTTATTTTTCCGCTATGAATCTGGCGATACTATAAGTCTATCCAGTGTAAAAGTAGAACAATCATTTTCAGGTGCCATCGCAGGATTAAATTTAGACACCGCTGACACTATTATAAAAGTAGATGGGGTATGCGGCAAAGAGTTAGAATTGGCATGGTTAAAAGGTGAATCATTAGCAGGTTTATATGATACTCCTATATGTAGTTGCGAGAATGCGAACCTAGTGAACTATAACACTGAATGGTTTATACTATCGGGTGTGTCTCAACCTGCTCTAACCTTACACGTAGAGCCAGGCGAATATGCAAGATTTATATGGACTGGTCCTAAGAGTAAACTAAATGATCTTCGCGCATTTAAAGGATTTGAACATGATGCATCTTGTGAATATCTAAAACAGAAACATAAATCTCTTCTTTCTAATGATTTTCTCCAAAAAGATAATCAAACATGGAATACTTGTACCTGTAAATCGGTCAATCATTCCCCGTTAGGTCATGGTGGAGATTCCATAGATTCTTTAAATGTCTTACCGGATTTCATTTATCTAGACACTGTATTTCCAAATGATTTTAACAAGCATACTTGGAAAGGATCAGATAATAGAGACTACAAATCATCATCTGATATAGCATGGTTTAAGACATCTAATCCTGATTTGAATTGGTATACAGGCACATGGACTACCAAGGATAATAATGAATTTGTCTTGGAGACTGGAAAAACATATGTGTACTATAGATCAGATTTGGGAAGATGCACGGCATTACCGAACCTGATAATATCACAACCTTATACTAATCCGTCAACCTATTGGGCAAAAGCCACTAAAGATAATAACGGAAATTGGATTGAACAAACAATACCAACAGACATGTTATTAGAAGCAGGTTCGTTTTTGAAATATAAGCATGGGGCATCATCTAATATTATTTTAAACAGACTGCAATATAATAATCAATATATAACTACATTATCCGGTAGTTATGTTAGTTTATCTGCATATGATCCATTGATATCGTATGATAGTCAAACAATATCTACCCCTGCAATAAATTTCCTTATAAAAATACCATTATCTAATAATGACGGATACTGGGCATCTGCTGACTTTTTTAAACAGAATGGTGGACAATTGGCAGGATCAGATAACATGCGAATAACGTATGATTATCTACAAATAACTCAACCTCCCGCATCCCCGATGATATTGAATAATGCTGATATAATCAGATATAATAGACCTGATTGCGCAGATTGTTTTACATGGAAACAACCATTAACATATGAGGTAGTTAATCCTATACGGGAGTGGAAGCAATTATTGATAGACAATTGTGTTGAGTCAGAAATCTTGAATTATCTACAAAGTCAGACTGATATATCATGTGCCTCCCAAGTGACGAGTTGCTATTCAGTTTGCCCTATTGATAATATATGTGGGTGTGACAATCACTGTTATTCCACCAAGGTCGGCATAACTGCTACTGATATACCATCAGATATCATATTCAACACTGAACTGAGTGGTATACCTTTATATATCTCTTATAAAGCTCAAAAAGACTTTAGAGTGTCCTTGTCAGCTATAGATATAACAGAGGGTAAATTGTATATTCCCCCTGCTACTGGTGTATACATCACGGCTTCTGAACCATGGGGAAATCTATTCAACACTAGTCAACCATATTATGCAGTATCAGCAGTCCACACTGACTTATACACTAGACCACAATTAGGTTTGATCAATGATACCAACATATCAAATGGTAAATTTGAATTACGCGATGGTGTATATGATATACAGGGGGTTAATAGTTCTTCCCAGGATATGACATTATATACAGATCACCTAGGCAAGGTGGTTAATAGTCGAGCCCAATGGATGAAAAAACCTGATGGAAATGTGGTGGTGAATGGAAGACAAACCTATTATCCATATACTTCCAATATCGATACTAATAGTAATATCAATTTAGGATTATGGGATATCCGACAAGATTTTACCCCTTGGTCAACATCATCTAAGTGGAAATACGATTCCACGTACATAGACAGTGCCACAGGTTTGCATCCTATAGACTATTGGTATACAGACCAATTACCACTATCAGGACATGTGAGAAACTGGGAAACCGATATATTCGGTAATCAATATTTCTTGATGTTTGCTGATAATACACCCAAGATACAGAAGCCCACGGGATATGGAGAATTGTATATAAAAATCCCCAATGGAACAATATATAATTCTACATCATTATTGAGTGCATTTTATAATAGGTTTTCTAATATTCGGTTAGGTACTTCCAGTGGTAGTTCCATAGATATCGTGGACGGATTGCAAACCGAAGAGGGCTATTATATAACCACGGAAGATGGCGTAATCATTAGCATAGGATAAATATCATTATAAATGGCGACTTCTATCAAAACATCTGCATTATCTTCAGATTATATCTTAAACAAAGCCACGGATTATGTGATATTTCTAGATACTGGAGATTTATCCCAAGGACCGTCGGGATCAACTAAACGTTTTCCGGTTTCTGCCATGGATGTATCTGTGTGGGGCTTATCAGCAAATTATAACATTGATAAAATAGTACCAACATTTACTACTGTTAGGGATTCTAGTGCAAACTGGAACAGTGTATACACTAGTTATAATACTAACAGTGCCAACTATACTAATACATTTAATGCCACTAAGTCATTCAGTGCGAACTGGAATAGTGTGTATACTACATACAATGCTAATAGTGCTACATCAGGAGGAGGAGTCGTGGGTGGAACTAAAAACCAAATATTAGTAAAAAACACTTCAACTGATTATGATTACACTTGGAAGAATAAGAGAGTATCCCACACCTTTCCGACTGTGCTATCCACTAGCAGTATATATGTAGATGCAACTGTGGCTGATAGATTTGTAGTTCCTTTGAGTAGTAATGGTACACCCTATAGTGCTATTTTCTTCCCGCCTACCAATGGATATGATGCACAAACCATACAATGGTCCATAAAGTATAGAACTAATGTGTCCACTGTTGCATTATCTACCGGATTTAGATTACCATCAACAGTGTTAGGATGGAGCTTATCAGCCAATAAATTAGACATACTATCAGCACAATATGATGCAACAGACAATCAATGGGATGTTGTTGGCTTCTTACCAGGATATAATTTATAATTAACATATGGCAAATCTTTACTTCAACGATACAGGCATAGGAGACGGTGACTGGACTAATACTGCCAATTGGTGGGATGGGTCAGGACAGACTGGCTCTAGCGGTTTAACACCCCCTACTGGCTCAGGGGACACTGCTACTATAGAGACTACTGTATCTCTTAATATACCAGAGACATGGGACTTTGCCGTGATAGTTAATGCGGGGGCAGTTGTTAATACCACCAATGTGGTATCCAATAGCACTGTCACAAATAATGGTACTATCACTACCAGCGGCGATTTCACATCTAATAACACTACTACCAACTATGATTCTATGACCATAGGAAATACCATGTATGCGTCCGGTAGTGTTATTATCGAAACAACCGGAACTATTTTTGTAAACTCTTTGGCAGTTGGAGGAACATTTACCACAAAAGGAACAACCTATGTCACAGGGACATTGACTAATATAAGTTCAATTATGATTGAATCAGGATCAATGTATATGCAAGTTGCCAGTGTTGCGTCCAATTCTGGAACTATTACCATATCAGCAAATTTGGTGATACATGGTTCATTTACTAATAATTTAGGAGCTACCTTGGCATTGAATTCCGGTGACATAACAAGTGATGGAACATTCAATAATGACGGGATATGTACATTATCTGCTGGCACAATGACATTGAGTGGATCGTCCGCCACTAATACTGATACCATAAATATAGATTCCGGTCATATTCTAACGGTTGACACATCATTTGTAATAAACAGTGGCACAGTAACCAATAATGGAACTATTGTCTGTACATCTTTTGGATATCTATATGTAGGATCAACCCTGATTGGCTCAGGGACTATAACCAATGCAGGATCATTTGAATCCGATGGGATATTCACCTTTACTGGACCTTTTATAAACAACGGTACTATGTTAATAGGAAACACCTGTACATTATCAGGGGATATTACTAATAACAGCACTGTAACAGTAACGGGTGAAATGATTATATATAGCGGAACAAACAATGGGACTATAACGGTGTCATCTGCTGCTAATCTATCTATATTGGGGTCAGTGAGCAACCATAATAAGATTACCATTACGGCCAATGGATTATTCACTATGACTCCTACCACGGAGTTGATTAATTCTTTGGGTGCTCAATTCATATTTGGGAATATTCCATCGTCTAATTATTCTGGTAGAGTGTATCCCCAAATACCAGCATCTAGAGCATTTGGGGGTGGTATCCTAGGCAATGCTTTTTAATAAATACTGATATGTCCGAAATTCTACTATCATCTACTATAAATACTGAACCATTCAATAAAGCATGGATTGATTCTATAGTGATATCGGGTCAACCCAATACTAAAACTAGAGCCCATATCACATTAAAACCGTATAATGGAACAAACACTCTGAACATTCCCAAGCATTTAGTTATAGATGATGTATTTGCATTGGCTGCATCGGACCCTCAATTCGGTGCAGTAGTACAAGCACTATTAGCTGAAATAGCACGGCAAGCCACATTAAATAATGTGATATAATGTACACTGTATTATCACCAATATCTGGAACGAACATTCAATCAATAGAAGTATTTTACGATACCATATTGTTCAATGTCAAAAACTATGATGGGGACGATAGCCTATATTATAATGATATTGTGATATCCCAGTTTGATTTTGATTATAATACGGGTGTATTAGAATCCGTAGGAGCAGGACATATAACTAAATTCGGTAGTACTTCTCTATCTGCACCCATGAATCATAATGGAAGTTCATATCTAAAATCATTTATTTCTGATAAAACAAAACAATTATTGATATGTGGACTTTCTAGTACATGCCCATTGATATATAAGTACACCTTGAATACAGGCGATTTACACCGGATATATCCTAATCCCGATCAATATCTAGAATGGACTACTGCGGGTTTTGGATCATATAATACTGATAGTTCTGCACAGGTAACTATAGACGGCATGGATGTGCAGTATGTTATACCAATGATAAAGGACACTGTTCCGTACTTACTGATGCCCACCATCGATACTAAAAGTACCCCATCAGTATGTTCTAATATACAGGCATTATCAGGTATATCAACTCAGGATATGCCGTTGGCTATAATAAACACGGACGAGTCCATATTAGCATTGCAGCAAAATAACAAAGTGAAACTATTTAAACTGTAAATAATTCAAATGAGTTTACCAGTTTCAGCATATGATATCGTACCCCTATCTAGTGTCAGTCTAGAAGTTACTAGTCGATATATAAATACCGCCCGCGAATTTTCCAATGCTGGATTTGGATACGATGTTATTGACTATAATATATCACAGAACAGTTTTAACATGTTGATATCTGCTGTACCCCTACAGGTATTAGCCAACACGGTGAAAAATGTATCAGGTATAAATATAGGGCATACTGGTAATATAACGTTTAACACGTTGAAAACCGATGCATCCTTAGCACCCCAATCATATATACCTTTATCATCTAATTATATTCTATCATTACCAGTTGGTAATATATCAGCATATAATATTATACCACTAAAAACTACCATGGGTGTAACCGGTGAATATGATATTAAATCAGTGAATGATAGAGTGCCTGTCAGAGTTTACGATGGTATTTACATAGATGGTACAGGTACTATGTACAGTCAGTTTATTAGTAATGTTACTCCCGTAATTTTTCCACCGGATTCATATACATCTGTACACATACCATACACTGTGGGAGTGCATTATATCAGTGCACTAGGATTTCAAAACAATGGAGCTATATACGGCGATTCACCTATAAATTCTGATGTAATTCTACTAGATAAAACTGGTTATTCGTCATATACCGATTCTAGTAACAATACTCCTTTATACGGTGGACAACCTCTATGTATATGGTTGGATAGTACAGGATGGAAAACTAGATGGTGGGATAGTAATAATATATCTCAGGGGGCAGCATTATCCGCACCCCGAAATACCTCAGTATTTCAATCTTATATTGATATCCCATCAGATGATTATGTACAATCCCGAGATAAATTCACATATCTATCATATGGTCCTGATAGAAACAGCACATATGTAAACAGTTTTTCTAGTAATTTGGTCTGTTTATTATCTACTTGGAATGCTACTATGCATGATGCAGTTAATGCTATTCCGGCATTCATTCCACAGGGTGTATATGATGGCTCACCGGATGAACTACAATTAAATGGGGACACTATAGTACAAATTCCAGCCAATTCAACTATGTTCGTTGAAGATAACTTATCAGTTAATTTAGATGTGAAATTAACTGATTGGAGCAAAGGAATAGCAACACAATTGTTTGGTGATTTTGATAATGATGGCGGATATGGATTGTTCTATAACAACGGCAATGATTATGATATGATTAGTATACCTGCTAACAATGGTATACTATATGGATTGAATTATAGAGGATTCAAGGTGTTTGAGAAAAATATAGCCACTGCCATTGGGGCATCCGCCGTGAAATTGGATTATATATGTAATGATCTATATGGTGAAAAATGGCTATATGACTCCCTTAATTCTAAAGTACATCGATTAGATGGCGATAATCTAATCAAGTTTTCCATATCTATTCCTAGTACTGCTGTAATATCAAAAATGGCAGTTAATTCACAATCCGAGTTGTTCATATTAGATACCTATAATAAACGCATTCGTCGATATGACGTGAACGGTAATATAGTATCATCGTCAGTTGCTACATACACCAATTTCGATATAACAAGGGCAGATGCATTGAAAACTGCCAATGCCGACTATATGACCGTTAATAACAACGGTGATATTATAAAGATATTGGGTATAAACTTATATGAAAATACCACTGTCAAATATCATATAGGACAAAAGTGTAGTTCGTTGGCATTGGATATAGAAGGTAATATATGGATAACGTATTCTAATCGCCTGATCAAATTATCACCGGAATATAAAAAGGTATTTGATATTCCGATATATCTACCATTTACTGATACTTCTTCGGTAGCCACTACATTCGTCAAAGAATTACGGAATAATATAGAATATAATTCATTTTGGATTATATACAATAACAATACGTATTTGATAAAAATCGATAAGGATGGTAATATTTTAAAACGTATAAATCTTCGAGATGTGATTAACTTGGCAGGTTGTTCTGCATTAGGATTATCTATAAAAGGGGACTTCACTGGATACGATATCAAGCGCAAATACAATGTGTTCTCCAACGGGGCAGCCATATCTATATCGAACCCTGCTATAACATTGAAGCTGATTACTAGTTGTGCAGGCAGTAAAACTATTAGACAGCTACACACTCCTTGTAAGGATTTCTATGGATGGAAAAATATAGGATTCACCTATAACACCACCAATGGTAGAACCACTATCGATCTATATATAGACGGGGCATCTAAGACATCCATGTCGCTGACTCGTCATTATAAAATAGATTACGGTGCAAAAACATCCCCGTTTATAATAGGGGGCGTATCCGGTAAATTAGAATCCAGAAACAGCGAATCATTATATTTAAATGATGCATATATGGTAGGAACCGTGAATAATCTACGGGTATATTCCACGGCACTATCTCGTTTACAGCACCTAGCATTATACAAAGCAGGGTATTATGATAACTGGATGGATATGATTTGGTATTGTCCAACTCCTCCCCGTACATATCTAGAAGAGATGAAATATTATCATGTTAATAGATATCATGGTCATAAATCAAACCTCTTCAATATTATAATACGGGGATTAGGGGTGACATCTGATGCAGATAAAGATATTATTCGCAACCGTATATTACAGGATATTGATAAACTCATCCCTGTTAATACCGAGGTTAATGAAATCATATTCGCATAATTCGCATAGCACCATATAAATACTTCTATGAATAATCCGATAGATCGTACCTTATCAAAATTGCCATATGTACGGGCAATGTTTGAAGATGAAGATATCAATAAATTGAATAAGAAGTTTGATATATTTTCCTCTGCATCTATTACCGAAGAAAAACAAAAACAACGACTATCGATAGTCAATCAATATGATCATGAAATGGAGTTTGCAACCAACGGGGGTAAACATATACCATTATATTATCATCAATTGATGAACGGTGCTACCTCTAATGATAAAAAACGTAGAATAATCGAATATCGATCCATGGCATCTTATTCCATGGTAGCATCTGCTATTAGAGAAATATGTAATGAAATGTTCGTTAAAGACGAACATGGGCAAATAGTAAAGTGTAAGTTACGGGGAGATTATAACGATGAAGTTAAATCTATAATCGAAGACGAATTTCAGAGATTTCTAAATGTGTTCAAAATTGATGAACGAGGATGGAGATATATATGGGATCACATCGTAGAGGGTGAATTGTTTTTTGAAAACATTGTATCCCTGCAACACCCCGAACGAGGTATTCTAGGATTAACTCGTATCGCAGCAGAACGTATCGACCCACTATATTATGACTTAGATAACGAATTAATAGATTCCTTCATATTAAGAGCAAAACAACAAGATCAATATCCATATCAATGGGGTAAATCGTCATTAGGTCAATATAATAGTGAGAATCAAACTCGTCTTATTTTCCTAAATGATAAACAAGTCACCTATATAAGCAATACTGCATGGGAAGAAACTGCTAAGAAATATAAATTGCCGGTGTTGGCAGAAGCCCATAGAGCTTACCGACAATTAGCATTGATTGAAGATGCTACTATAATATACATGTTGATGCGTGCACCTCAACGATTGGTGTTTAATGTGGATGTGGGTCACTTACCTCCATCTAAACAAGAACAACATTTGCAACGTCTCATGGCTAAATTCTGGACTAAGAAATCCATGTCCAGCAACGGTCAAGTAGTGAATGAATATGATGCTATGGGAATGGCAGAAAACTATATATTCGCTAAACCAAGAGAAGGGGAAGGTACGACTGTTACTACTCTGGATGGTGGTAATGCAAGTCCTGACAACTTAGAAATATTGAATTTCTTCGTGAAGAAACTTTACGATGCTCTACACGTTCCTATATCCCGATTGAATTCGGATACCACTTTTGCGGATGGAGAAAATATTTCCCGAGAAGAATTGCGTTTCGCAAACTTCATTATGGATATACAAAAACAATGGGCATATGCTATAAAGTCCACGTTTATAACACATTTAAAACTACGGGGTAAAAAACTATCTCAACTAGCTCGATCATTGAAAATGGGAGATGTGGAAATATCCATGAAAGGTGATACAAAAGAGAAAACCACCGTGGGCGCTGTATATTTAAAAGATTCCACCAACTGGGATAATACCTGCTGGGATAATATTCGCCAGTTAGACACAGCCATATTGACACATATTGATACACAATTATCGCAAGCTACAGAAGCATATAATATGATATCAGCTTCAATACATGAGAGCTTGGATAAACGGGAGGCTTTGATAGAAAATATCAAGCAATTGGATTCACAAGCAGTGGATATAATTGATGAGAATGTCGAGAATAATAAACTCATTCTAGACTTCTTAAATCGCAGCATATCAGATTTGATTGCCGAGCAGAATCAGCACGCAGAGCGGATAGATCAATTATCTGCTATGAAGAATGATAGTGAATCTTGGTGGGAGCAATATGATTTGAAGGAAGAAGATTTAGATGTGATGCTGAATCCTCCAACACAGTTCTACACTATTCGCCAACAACAACTACGTATTCAACAAACTGATAATTATAGTACTATGACTGCTAATGATTTAGTATCTAATACTTTGATGCAAAAAGAATGCCTAGGTTGGGATGATAAAAAGGTATTAGCAAATAGACGCTTCTTAATCAATGATGCCGCTTTACGTTGGATGCTGGCTAATGTGGAAGCTAATGGTCCTGATTTCCGTGAAAAAGCATTGAAAGAAATGCAAGGTGCTACCTCAGGGGAAGATGTAGACTTTGGTGGTATGGGTGGAGGCGGAGGTAGCTTACCATCCGGCGATACTAATTTACCAGAATTTGGGGCACCCCCTGGAGGGGAAAATGCAGAAGGAGCAGCACCCGAAGGCGCGGCACCTCAAGCTGCCCCTGCGGATAATACCCAAGCTGCCCCGCCTAAAGCAGAATCAGTTATACATGTGAAAGGTATCCCTAATCCTTGGGGATTAACACCTGATAATATATACACTGTTGATATAAATCCTATGGTAGAGGGTCTGAATGCTGATATGCAACAATTATTAGAATCAACTGAGATAGATGATATCTATAAAAACAGCACCAACGCTCGATTCGTGCATCCCGTTTTAAGCCATAAATAATATTCAGATGGCAAATTCAAATCCAGTATTACCAGAAGGATGGGCCGGGTCAACTCATCTTGATCCGACTATCAGATCATATCGTGATTTAGTATTACGATCCAAGTCTTTTCTAGGATATCCAGTACACGACGATGAATTACCTGCATCGACATGGGCAATGATCATCGATAATGCCTGTGAGATATATCAAGCCTGGGAAGGTTCTCGTAAAGAAGAATACCTAGTATTCTGCGCGGATTTGTATCAACCAGGATGCGGGGTTAAACTAGATGAACTTATCCAAGTAGGATGTAATAAAAATAGATGCGAACAAACCACAATAGTAGAGACAATAACATCATATCAAATAACATGTGATCCTATTGAAACTCGAACCGCATATTTATCCGTAACACCCTTTGTATATCCCTATGATGTTAAATATGCCACTCGTTTTGAAGATATTAAGCCTGAATTCACTGGCGTACAAGGGCAAAATATTCATATATTCTTTGATCCGAAAAATCCTTGGAAAGCATCCAATGTATGTGCTGCTAACTGTGTGAATATTGCCCCTGTTAGTTCACAGTGGTATCAACTATCAGGTAATCATTGCTTATCTGCAACTGTTTTTGATTTCGTAAATGATTCGACTTTAACCAGTTATATATCAGCTATATCTAGCACCATAGTAGATTATCCGTTGTCTGCTGTCCCGTTGTCATCTATGGGTGTATCATTGACTGCTATTCCCATTACTCATTATCCTCTGGAGTGCTTCTATCCTGCTAATGAAAATATAGGCCCTCCACTACAAGCATGTATCAATATAGGGGGTGGATTAGGATATGTCACTCCTAGTTGTGGTCCGCTGAATTATTGCGAACCATTATCTGCACAGTTTAATATCTCCCCATCTTGGAACTATATCTTAACAGCAATCAATTTAACAAGTACTTGCGTAGCAACATCTTCCATACAAGTTCATAATGTTAGTAGTTATTTCCAACAATATTGCCAGTGCAATGGTATAACATTGGTATCATCTATAAACTACACGGCGTCTGCCTATTGCTATGATTTATATAAAGCTGTATTATCAGGTTCCGATGGTTTGATTGTTCCTGTATCGGCACTAGATATATCTAAAGCCTCCCATGTTAAATTATGGGATATTCCGTCATGCACTAATGATGGAAGTATACCATTGGATTATAACGATGGTGTTAAGAGTACCTTCACTGTATGTAATTCCGCATTTTCTACCTCAGGACCGATGCTACTGGAACACGTACAATTCTTCAAAGATTATAAACCACCTCTGGAAGCATTAGATTGGTACTGCGGTATCAATAATAATGGATTCACTATGAGTTTCTATAATAGTGCATATGGTGAATGTATAAGACATACCCCTGAAAAAGTTAAGGTAGATGTTACCTTTTGTAAACAACAAACTACCACACAAGTCGGGCAAGTTAGTACTGTTCATTATTCATCTTATGATGAGGGATTGGGGCAAACTCGCAAGGTTCTTGGTGTATATAGTGTTGATCCCCCAAGTGGCGGATATTATGGAGGTTCCAGCGATCTTTTGTTTAACTTCGATTATGCTATTATGGCAGGAGCATTTGGCTATGATATATCATCAGGTACACGTAGTACCATGCTGAAACAATCGGGATATGATCTAGTCACATATCATTTAGCTAAGTCTTTTGTGGAGCAAACTAGAAAGATGCTTAGATATACATCATATACATATGATCCGTATACTCAACGTCTAAAAATCATACCAGAACCCACCGGTAGCTATAGGGGCGGGAGTGCTATAGGTGATGATTCATCTTGTTGCGCAGTTCGTTCCAATCAATGTTATATGGTGGGTGTATATCTATCTCCCACAGTTGAAGAAATGTTGAGCACATATTGGGTGCAGGAATATGTTTTAGCTAAAGCTAAAACCATTATTGGTACTATGCGTTCCAAATATGGTAATAATCGTTTAGGCGATGGTACAACCATAGATGGTTCTGCTATGTTGGCAGAAGGAAATGAACGTATCAAAGAACTCATGAAAGAACTACGGGATGATCTATATTATAACTCTGGCCCATTGTACTATATAGGGTAATTCAATTAAATACATTTATGGCAAGTCGGTTTAATACATACATAGAACAAGTTTACAGAATGATCGAAGAATCCAAACGCCCTAAATGTACAGGGCCTGGTTTACCAGAACTATCATCTAAACGTGGTTATAAATTCTCTAGATGTGTAGAGAACCCATATTCTGATGGTTATAAAAGAATATTCTACGGTAAAGTAGGAAAAAAGACTAACATCGCTAAATGTCTAAAAAATATGCCTCAAGCAGGAACAGGCAAATATGAAGATTGTAAGCTGGCTATACGAGCATGGAAACGCCGATTGGCTCTTAAACGGGCGAAAAAGGCATAAATAATTGTTTAGTACTATAAGTAGTACCATATGCTAATCACAGAACTAATGTTGTTGTCCAGTGATCTACTTCCTTGTAAATTAAAGGAAAAAAAGATGTTTAATAAACAGACTAGCTGCTATAATATAAAACAGAATTATAGTAAAAAATCTGATCCTATCCGGTCTAATACGGTGGAGCGCGATCCTCCACCGGATCAATCTACTTTAACTACATCTCCATAATAACTAAGAATTTTTCCATCTATGGCAGTGAGCGCCATAGCAGAACTTCTAACCCTGATATATGATTTACCATCAGGTGATATTATATTAAATTCGTCTTCATAAGGTATACGGTGTTCTATATATCTTTTCCAATTTAACCAGACATCCATTCGCTCATCATCTTTAACAGCCGTCAGCCAACCATTATCTAACATAGCATCTTTGGATAATCCGAATATCTCGACCATGGTATTATTAACCCAGGTCCATTTTCCATTGGCATCACATTCATATTGTCCTATAGGTAGATATTTGTCCGCTATCATCTTAGAACGCAATTCACTTAGACGAACAGCATTGTCTATACGAGTAATCTGATCCTTTATAGATTTACCCGAATTCTTAGAGAACTCATATTGAAATGATTCCATGAACGGTAATACCCGGTTATTCAACAACTCTAAAGTAGCATCAAGTTTATTAGGCATCGCATCTGCTCTTTTATAGAAATTAACAACTTTTTCCCATATAGGCTTAAATACCCCTTTCACTATTATTATAATAGTTCCAATAATAGTTATGGCTGATACGATCAAGGTAAACCAATCGTTTAAATCATGCGGGAGTTCTAGCATAATATTATTTATAAGTATTTAGATGGATAAGATTTTTGCATTATTACAATACGTAACTAATATATGGGCGCAAATTTGCGGATTATATAACTTGTTTTTCCAGAAAAAACCTGATCCAAAAATCAGAGAGAATAAAATAAAGACGCAAGTTGAGGAAGAAAAAAAAGTCAGCAACTTAGTCAAAGATGCCCAAGTTGCTGACCTTAATAAAGAGCTAATGAATTAAGCAGGTTCTATTATAAACCATGCCACATCACTAGCATCACTAGCATTGGTACTGGTGATAGCAAATGATGTACCCGCAGTTCTAGCTGATATATATGGAGATCCAACATTTGTTAATGTTCCACCATTAACAGTTAAGAATATGCGACTATTAGCAGTCACTTTAGTGGTACTAACAGTTGCAGTTCCGCCTACCAAGGTCACTATACCAGATGTAGCATTTGATCCTTCTTTTATATAGAGTCCCTTACCAGCAGTTCCTATGTATAAATCAGTGGCTAATACCAATGGTCCAGTAGCAGATAATGTTGCTCTGGTGGTTCCATCAGTTTGCAGATTCATATCTCTAGCAGTTCCACCCCCTGACCCTTTTTCTGTACCAACATTCAGAGCATTGCCAGACCATTCCAGTTTACCCCGTTCATATTTGGTTGTTGATGTGTAGGTATTATATATACGGAAGATTTGAGCATTAGTACTATTACGTTGTGCCATGGCACCTATAGCATCACATGCTAATACAGTACCGAAGTTTCCGCCGTTCCCGACCGATCCATTGGCATTTCTCCAACAAAAACCTGCATCTAATCCTACCATTAGGTATGAATTACCACCGGGCAATCCGTTATCTGAAAGAACCATACGTTCCCCTGTATTAACAATGAACTGCATTAATCCACCGTTGCCAGCACCAAAACCTACTGCACCCGATTGGGTGGCGATCCAAGGTTTGTTATAATCAACATCAGATCGTATTTGTATAACATTTGAGAATGCTGAGTTATTCACAGATGAATCTATCATTAATTTACCAGTAGGAGCGGCTGCACCCTGTATCGGAAGATCATATATTCTCCAATCTACAGGCATGGATGTTGCGGGTGCAGTTGATTTATATCCTTGTCCGCTAAAATGTAAGGCTGGAGATGTCTGTTGTGCCGCATTTCCTGCTGATATTGTATTGGTTAATAATATACCATCTGCTGCACTGGTTCCCAGACGTAATCGGGTGACGCTGAGTGCGCCCATACCAGTCAAAGTACCAGAACTACTCAAACTCAATGCGGATAAGTTATACACCCCTCCACCAGTTATATACGCACTATTGGCATTCTGTAAGGACATTGTACCCAGCATACTATTATCCCATGATGCCGAATTAGTTAGGACAGTAGTATATACCGATATATTGTTAGCTGATTGATTACCAAATACAGTGCTAACTTCATCCCATGCAGATGTTGTGGCATTATACCAGTATCCGCCTGAAAGACTATTGTATCGAAGAATATTGGCATCTACAGGATTAGTTAATATTACATTGTGTAATTCGTTCAAGGTATCATGTTCATCTATATCAACGAACAAATCGATTAAGTTGTTGGGGGATGAGCCTCCAGTAGCTACTACCATACCTACCCGTACTATGTGATTAGGTTTAGTAGGAGGTATATTGGTCAACATACCAGGAGTAGTGGATAGGTATAATACATCCCCTTCTATAAATTCAGACGTGCCTACGTTTATACTGTGCACAATACCCCGTTTAGTGACATATCCCACATCGGTTCCATCACCCATTATACTACTGGTGGTCACACCAAATACAACACTGGCAGCACTAGCAGTATAGGATGCATCTGCTAATGCCACTGAGGGTAATGCAATACCGAATCCGAATCCTTGTAAATATACCACTCGACCATTGGCTATCGTTGATCCCGTATTATTACACATGCGGGCAACTTCCTCTTGGCCTAAATTAATAGTCACTCCCGGTATCTCATTATAATATGATAATGTGTGCGATGAGTTATCATAGAACACTATTCCTTCTTTTCTTTCGGGAGCACCCCCATTAGCAAATTGAATAGCATTGAAATTCGCAGACAATGCGGATAATGTCGATAAGGTGGATAGCGGACCATATAATTGTCCTCCATTAACAGTGTAGAAATTTGCACTATTGGCTTGTGCCCAAGCAGTGAAAATTGGATCAGTTTCCGTACCACTTCCCGCCCAAGACGCAGAGTTGGATAACACGGTATTATATGAATTATTCCATTGAACAGAATTACCGTTGGGCGCATATATAGGGCCAGTTACAATCACTGGACTATTAATTAAGGTATTTGCGGATACTCCTGGTGTTATAACCAAATCCTCATTTGGAGCTACACCATTAGCGGTAATAGACGGGCCATATGTACCATCACCTAATCGCATACCTAATTCGCCTAACAGTATTTGCTTCCAGCGTTTATCGTTTGGGCGACCCAGGTAATATTGATTATCCTCTCCCCAAACACTGGATGCCAGCCCTAATTCTTTTTGCGCTCCATACCACACCCCAGTATGCCCATCGCCAGTAAAATACATTCTATCACCGGAGAATCTAATATCCGACCGTTGGGACATGCCACCAAATCGGGCCATATCCTTTACCAATATCATACCATCCCCAGCGGGATTTATGGTTATGTTATTATTACCATCCGATGTTGATATAGTTAATGGATTTCCTAATTCGGTGGTGATATTATTAGCCGTAATATTTGGAGAACTAGTGTATAACCAAGACGCAGAGTTAGTATTGACAGTAGTATATGTATTATTCCACATAACAGTGGATAATGGCGGCACTTCTGACCAAGTTGCAGAATTATTAGTAACTGTATTAAATGTATTATTCCATTGTGTTGAATTACCTCCTGTAGCTACTATAGTACCATCTACATCCAATGCATGCGCAGGATCAGCTATACCTATACCTACATTACCATCAGATGTAACTGTGAAACGATTAGCATACGTTGATCCGTTGAAATCACCAACTACGAATTTAGTAGGACCATTTGTAGAGTTTATTATAAATTCTCCGCCTCCTGGTGGAGTGAAACCTGTACCTGGATGAGCTGTGCCGAATAATTGAAAATATGATCCTAATATATTAGTCCCATCAAAACCGCCATATACCCCTGCAACTACATTGGTAGTATATCCAACACATGCTAAACCAGATGAGCGAGTGCTTAATATATTTCCTAATACTTCTATATTATTAACTATTTCTACAGTATCAAACACTGCTACATCAGGTGTATCAACCCCTATGGGACCAGGAGATGCAGGATCGAATGGAACTGCCGATAGTTGCCATATAGATGAATTAGCTAACACTGTAGTATATGTATCATTCCATATGGCCGATGCTGGATATATATCCGTGAAATTACTTCGGAATTTAGCAACATCCGCTGCATTTAGACGTTCCAATATATTTCCCACGTTATCGATGAAATATACAGTGCTGGCACCTACGTATAATGTACCGGTTGATATAGTCGGAACACTCAGATTACCAACCATTGTATCACCCGATATATTAACATATCGAGCATCAGCAGTTGCATTAGTTAGATATGACGATGAATTGGTATTGAATGATGTATATACATCTTGCCAATTACTAGATGCAGAATAAACTGTATTGGTGGTGTTGCACGCAGATAACCAGCATGCACTATTAGTTCTGACGGTATTATTAACTAGTTCGTCATCGGAACCAGAGTAGTCTTCTAATGTCTGTAATATCAATGATGATACAGACGGCACAAATTCGATTATCTGTGACGTTAATACAGGTCTGCTCAGGGTGGTTACTTTTAATGTTGGAGGACAAGACACATTAGTATTTAACTATTAATGCCTTTATATTACGTACAATCAATTGATAGTTTTTGATATTCGTATGCTATACCCTTACCTGCACTTAGAGTGATGCTAGTCAACGGTGCATACCATGTATATCCAGCAGGGAAAGAGAATCCGTTATAAGTTGATGGATTAACCGCATATATACTGTTACCACAATAATCAACTGTACGAAATGCTGCACTTGTTATTGTAGTAGCTTGGGTGAAATCTATTTGATAAAACACGTATGCGGAATTAGTCGGCGTGAATGTACCTACGCCTGATAATGCAACTTGTCCGTGCCCACCGTATTGCAACTCTTGTGCGAATAGCATACGACGTTCTGGTGCAGTTAAATGAATACTTGGTTGTAAATACATATAATTATTTATAGTTATAAGTCGTCAACTGTGATATTGGCCAGAGTCATCAAATCTCGTATCTTCTGCAACACTGCATCACGATCCACAGAATAATCCACGGATATAGAGGGTTTGTCGTAATCAATAACGTTATTTATATTATAATTACTAGATACTATCAATCCGTTCAAATAAGGGTATTGGTCAACCACCCAAGAATAATATTCCGGTAAATCTGTTGTATAGGGGTTTCGGGCTCTAGCACATCTGTTAGAATCAACCGTTAATTGGCCATAACCACACGAATTCACAGCTATGATATCAACAAATCCATATGCGGATGGCGGAGGTAGGGTGAACGTTATTTCAGTAGGAGACACAATATTATAATCTCGCACAACTTTACCAGTCATTACCCGCATGTCGCCTTGAGCAGACCCCGGTATAAAACTAACTGTATCCCTATACATTTCAGGATTGCTACCACTAACAAACATTGCAAAGGTATTATTAAATCCTTCCCCATTCAGTTTAATAGTTGGGGTATCGCCTTCTTTGAAGTAATAATGATCCACGAATCTTATAACAGGTGCACCAGGAATTTCATATGACAATCTTGCAGAACTTAGAGTATTAGCTGATAATGATGCATATTTACAGTACATCTTATCTGTAAAGATTATATCATCATATATATAGCATATAGGTTTATCTTGGGGTACTTTGGTTTTGAATAGCCAAGTTTTTATAGTGAATCCCGTTTTCGCCACTATAATGATATTATCCTTTGGAGTGCTTTGGGGATACCCTGGATACTCCATGTTGACTTGTCCGTCCCAAACCACCTGTACAGTTAATTTGTTTTTAGTAACTGGTTCCTGTATATCATATGCTATATACGGATCAGATTGAACTGCGAAATTTTGGATAATCTGTTCTATATCAAATCTATACTTGGATACTATTTGCACTTCTACATCAATATTCCAAGGAATAGCCTTGATATTAACCATTTTCCCCCCTTGTTCAGGAAATCTATAGTTCATAGTATCCGCTTTGTTTAACACGCGATCATTATCCCGGTTCATACCTTTGGTAATGACTGCCATTGCAGGGTATTTTATGGTATCCGTTTGGCCCTTCAAATCAAATAAGGTGCGAGATTTAGGCCCAGTCAATACATTCACTAATATCTGATCAGTTATACGTCCCGTTTCAAAATCAATTCTATTGATTTTTATATCATCCAATGCGGATTCAAAAATCAATATATTCTTGAGTATTTCTAAGTTGAAGTTGTAATCCTGCATGTATGATGTTATTTATAAATATAGATGTGTCCTATACCGGAATAGATTTCTCGTTTTCTCCTAATAATAGCTTTACATTTGACCCTACGGGCAAGTATACAGCACGGGGAAACAATCCATATATTCCTAATTGCGATTCATCCAAGGCTTTAAAAGAAATTCAACACAAGCGTACAGCGGAAGTTATCAACATGACTGGCATGGATATAACATATCTACCAGTTAAATATAACACCAAGAAAGCAGTACCTGGATATGGAGAGGATGCAATATCAGGTTTCCATCATGGTCGTAAAATGAAAGCTAGTATAAATCTAGCATCTTATACCGTGTTTATGACACCCTTTGGTAATATGTCCGATTCTGATATAGTCATATATATAGCTATCAAAGAATTCGAAAAAGTGTGGGGTCCAGCATCGTCAGGTATATATCCCTTGGCAGGCGATCTGTTCTATATAAATGATTCCGCATGTGATAGACCTCTACAACAATCCCCCATGGTGTATGAGATATCCGAAAAAGATGACAAGGCAAATCCTGTAGATTTCTTATTTGGACACTATGTCTATAAATTGGACGCTAAACGCTTTGCTTATAGCTATCAACCTAATAGTCCAGAAGAAAGATTTTCAGATGATAATCCATCAGATACTAAACAATACGGTAGATTACCCGATGGAGATAATCCACCTGATCTATCCAATACGGACTATGACGTAGATGTGGAAGTATCTAAAGAGTTTGTCCAGAAGAAATCCATAACCTATGGTGGATACTAATAAATAAAGATATGCAACAATATAATGTAGTCCGAAAACTTATAGTAGAATCACCTATGTATGATTTGAAATATGAAACTATACAGGAAAATAGATCAGAGGAAAGAAAACTCATGATAAATGGACGGTATTTGATGCTTAATAGAATCAATAAAAATCGTCGTATATATGAATCTTCTGAGATGATCCCAGCTATAGAAGCATTCCATAAAGATTTCATAATGGATAATCGAGGTGGGGGTGAATGTAACCATAGCCCTGATCCAGAAGTAAAGTTGGACAGATTGGCCCATAAAATAGTATCGCTAACTCGCGATCCTCAAGACGAGGATTTTTATATAGGTCGTTCAGAAATTATCACCGCGAATCCCCCAGGTCGCATATTAGAAGGTCTTATCAAGCATAATATGAAATTCGGGTTGAGCAGTAAAGCCTTGGGTATAATCGAGGAAGGCAGTGATGGTAATAAAGTCAAGAAACCGATTCTGTTATCAGTGGATGCGGTGTATGATCCATCTGCAAGTCCATGTTTCATTAATGGTATCTATGAAAATAGGGAATATATCATAGGCAATGACGGCAAGGCACATGAGGCATTCACTCAATTGACTAAAGATTTATCTAAATATCCCTCAAGACATTCTGATGCAATCAAAGCCCATATCGTGGAATCTTTCAAGAAGATGTTAGCAAATATATAATATGAATCGTTTTAATACCTTTGTTAAATTGGCACTAGAGAATGATGTTGAATCATTACCTATAATTACCCCTGTTACTGATGTTGAGATCATAACTGATCAACCAGTAGGATGCACTATAGAGGATATACAGCATTATCTATCAGTTGTATCAGATATGGAACAACGTTTAGATGATGATCTATTCAAGGGTCATAAAACATCTTTAGAATATGCCTTGGGCAAGGTACGCCGAGCATTGCATAGAGTATTGCGCGATAATCCAGCATGCCATGAAATGGATTGCAACTCCGAATCTACTGATAATGCTGAATTAGAAATGGGTATAGATGATGAAGCAGAAGAGCATGAAGATGTAACCCATGGTGATAAAGACGTGGCAGAAAAAATCGCTAAAGGACATCTAAAACAAAATCCCAAGTATTATACTAAATTGAAAAAATGCGGGTTATAAATTAACCCGCCATATAAACAAAAACCCGAACATAGTGATATATGTTCGGGTTTTATTTTTGTTACTATGTAGTATAAAAGATAAATATTTCATTATGACTGGCGAAGTACAACAACAAATCAATAAATTCCTGTTTCATTTATCCCAACAAGATTATGCACAAGCGCATGCTGCATTGGAAAAAACGCAACAGATAAAGATAGATAAGATATACGAAGAAGAATATGCCAAAGCAGAGGCAGCTCTCAAAACTAAATAATATCTATTTGTATAAATAAACTTATATGGAAAACGAATTGTCCTCAATTTTAGAATCAATTGATAAAGAAATCTTTACAGAAGATGTGAAGAAACAATTGAGTGCCTATGTAGAATCTCTTACTGAGAAAAAAGCTGAAAAGCTGGTGTCTGAACGGACACATTTAGCAGTAGAAGCCGCATTGAAAACTCAAGATGAAGATTATGCTAGAAAATTAGCACAATATGCAGAAGCAGTCGATATAGATCGAACCAATAAAACTAAACTTATTGTTAAGCATCTAAATGAAGACTTCAAGGCCAAAATGAAACAACTATCTGAGGCATACGAAAGTATATTGAAGAAGAAAGCAGTGGACACCCAAATGCACATAGTGCGTTCTGTTGATGCCTTCTTGGATCAATATATTGAACAAACCTGTCCAGTTGGTATGATCGCAGAGGCTGCAAAGAATAATATTGCTGCTAAGACTCTGGATAGCATTCGCAATGCCGTTGGTATTGATGCTAAACTAGTGAGCGAAAATGTTAAGACTGCCGTAAAAGATGGTAAAGCCAAGATAGATGCATTAGCTAAGGAAAAGCAACGCTTAGCTAGAGAAAATGCAAATATCAAAAAGGCTGCACTATTAGCAGAAGCAACTATCAATCTTCCTAAAGCGAAAGCTAAATTTATAGTGGAACAGCTTAAAGACAAGCCTTTGGACTTTGTAAAAGCTAATATCAAGTTTGTATCAGAAATGTTTGATCGTCCGATTAATCGTAGACAATCAGCATTCGATGCTACACCTGTTAATAACGTGGATCGGCAAAAGGTAGCTGATGAGTTAATTAGAGAAAACGCTGAGAATCAGCCAACTTATTTAGGTAGCACTGACGCTATCTCAATGTACATGGAAGGCTTGAAACACAGACGCTAATATAAGTCAATCGAAAATTGACTAAAATTCAGTAAATATAAACATATGCTAAACCTAGCCTCAAACTACGTAGATTCTGCCCCTTCCTTGATCAACAAGGAACGAGGTCGCCAATTAATCGCTAAGTGGAAACCAGTATTGGAACACTCAGACAGTCAAACCAAACCTATTATAGGTGCACACAAGCAACTTACAACCGCTATCGTCTTGGAAAGCCAAGAAAGATGGTTGGCTGAAAACGGACACATGTCCCGTCGTCTAATGCAAGAAGCCCTTCCTACCGGAAGTGGTGCAGGTGGTCCTCCACTTGTATCAGGTGGAACAAATACTGCATTCGGCTCCGTTAATAACGGTCAATACGGTGGTATTGGTCAAGCTACCAATGGTGCTGGTATTAATACCAACTCCGACTGGTATGCACCAGGAGACGCCCGTCTTCCTAAGACCGTTATTCCGATGATCCGTCGTACCTTCCCTGAATTGATCACCCACGAAATCGTTGGTGTTCAACCAATGGCAGGTCCAGTCGGTCTTGCGTTCGCTCTTCGTTATTTCTATGATGAAGACCCTCTTGCATGTTCACCTTATAATGATCGCGGCTGTTCAGGTTCCAAAACCTATCCAACTGGTCACTTAGGCACTTCAAATAACGAAGTTGGTTATAACCAACTATTCACCGGTCACACTGGTATTACTGCTGCTGGCTTGTCTGGTCTAGGTCTAACAACCTCCACCACTGGTTCTGCTACTGCATTCCCATTCGTTCCTGGCCAAGATACTGGTGTTGCTCAATTGCTATCACATTTTGAAGCATCTTCCAATATCCCAACTATGTCACTTAAGATTGACAAGCAAGCTGTTGAAGCTGGTACTCGTCGTCTTGCTACTAGCTGGTCTATCGAACTTGAACAAGATATCATGAACATGAACGGAATCGACATCGATTCCGAAATGACAAATGCTATGTCTTATGAAATTCAAGCAGAAATCGACCGTGAAATGGTTGTTCGCAT